ACTCTAATCCATTAGACCGATTGTTAAAAATTTCACAAACTCTAATCCATTAGACCGATTGTTAAAAATTTCACAAACTCTAATCCATTAGACCGATTGTTAAAAATTTCACAAACTCTAAATTTTAAAAAGAAAAAAGGCCCGTCGTGTAGACGAGCCAATTTTCATCAACGTATTTACTTAGAATACAAACGCTATTTTACGGGACATATTTCCGCCTGCACTTGTGGTATAATCAACAATATAATTGCAAAGGATTTCGCAATGCAGTCCAGCCATGTTTTTTTTCGCTACAGTAAGCGGCCCCGCCAGATTGTAGAATCTTCCAATTGCAGGTACTTCATATTTTACAGTAGTGTAATTGTTACCGTCATAGAATTTAATCGTAAGCGGTACAGTAAAACTCTTGTCAATGACGATATCATTAGAAATCAACAAATCAAACCTATTAACATGGCTGTCATATTTAGCCCAGTTCAAGGGGACGTAAATATTGCCGTCAGGGTCGGTTCCACTCCAGTCAACCAAAATCGTTCCGTTATAAATTACCTGCAAATTTTCAGTGTCAAATTTGTTTACAGTAATCCTTGCGTCAGAGGGGACAGCGTTAGGAGGTGTTTCAAGGTTCGCATTAAGTGCCAGCGTGTAATCATTTGCTTTATAAAGGATTGGGCCAGTAATGTCATATTCATTGTTTTCAAAATGTACCCCTTTATTTCTAAGGAAGTAAGCAAGGTTGATAATAGAAGTATCGTTGTTTTCATTTACTATACCAACATCACCATAGCCGGTTACGTTAATGTTTTCAAACCTTGTAGTCCCCGTACCATTACCATTATTGGTTTTGATATAGGGAAGCACAACTTCACCCGTAATAAGCTTACGGTTTTCGCCATCCACATAACCCTTGTTAGCTGCTTCGATATTGTCAGTAGGTGTTTGCACAACAGCACTGCCATTGACATGAAGGGAATTACAAGTGGTATCACCGGAAACAATTACATTTTCAAGTTTAGTCGTGCCAGTTCCAATCCCATTAGCTTTATCCATTTTACTGGATACCTGATCATCAACATATTTTTTGTTTGCTGCATAGTCATCCCTTATTGGTTCGGCTACTTTAATTGTTGCATTTGCACCATAAAGAGTAACACCTTCATTAAGATAAATTTCGCCATCATTATAAAATGTGGTAGTTCCTCTAAACGTGGTGTTTTGGCCCGTTCCACCATTGCTCTTGATATAAGGAAGTGAAACACTGCCGTCTTTAATTCCTGCCACGTCTGTTTCAAGGGCAGTTACACGATCGGGCAAATCAGAAGTTCCACCAGAAACAGCAGCGTCAACATATGCTTTTGTAGCGGCTTCATTATTTTCCTTAGGAGTAGGAACTCTTATAGACTTCGCTCCATCAAGGTAAAAAACACTGTCCGGACCTTGCGCTTGCATATTTTCAACTGTTAATAGGCCCATTGCGCTTCCGTCCTCTCTTACCACATAAGGTAGATCGGTGGATCCATCTTTAATGTTATTAACTTCCGTTTCAAGTGTTTCCACACGTCCGGGAAGGTCTGTAGGAATACCACCAATTGAAGCGATTTGATCATCCACATATTTTTTGGTAGCTGCGTCAGTAAGAGCGGAAGGGGCAGGGACGCTAACTTTTCCTGCATTGCTAAAATCTACGGTTGTTTTATTGTTAAAAGCGCTTACAGTTGTAGTACCTAATGCTAATCCATCTCTTGTTTTACCAAATGTACAAGTGCCAGTAACAAATGCATTTTTCAATTCTGTTCCAGTACCGTCACCATCATTCTTTTTAATGTAAGGAAGATTGGTGTTGCCTGTGGTAATGTTTGTAATTGAATTGTTGATATTTGTAATGCTATTGTCAACAGTTTCCTTCCACTCCAAAATGCTTTGGATATTTGTGGTGTTTTGCTGTACCAAACCGGCAATAGTCTCCATGCGCTGGCTAAGACGTTTAACGTCATCCTGCAAGAAACTAACGGTTTGAGAAAGTGCAGTAAGCTGCGTACCCAAATCATCAATCTGAATTTGCAGTTCCTTTGCTACCTTTTCCAGAGCGTCAACCCGCTTACCCATTTCAAGCAGTTTAGCGGAAAGATCATCAATTTCGCCCTGCAATTTTTCATCACCCGCAATCCGATTGGCTACCTCAGTAGCCAGATCGGTTTGAAGGTTGCGAATGGAATAGGCGTTTTTGTAGTTCTCCCACAAGGTTCTGCCGTAGTTCTGAATGAGTTCTGCCAGTTCTCTATCATAATCATTCTTATAGAAGCATTTACGGCTGATAAACCAATAGGCATAAGCAGTAGGCATTTCCATGTCCTTAGGAGCGAACATTGCCGAACCCTTATCAGTTGCAGCGGCGTATGCACCCTCGCTCAATTCAACAGCAATGTCAACGCCATAGCTAAGCAAAATCTGAGCAGCTTTAAGAGAGGTCATACCAGCGTGGTCAACGTCGTTTTCATTTCCGCATACCAGCCAGACAACTTCCTGAGTGTCCATGTTTTGGCCCATGATAATCCGCTCAGATTTTTCACTGCGGTTGGGGATATTCTGCTGCCAGTCTTCTGTAGTAATCTGGCCATTCTGAATCAGAACACCAGAGCAACCCATAGCGTCAACAATGGTGTCACGGGAAAGTTGATCATCACTTACACCGTTACTGTAAACCTTCATAGCACCAGCACGGGTAAAGCCTACAGTGTACTTACCTACACCTGCGGAACTGTTAATAGGCGCACCGTGCCAGAATGCCTTACCATACCATCCGTTTTCACCCTTAGGAATTGCAACAAACATTTTGTCAGCATATTCCACTTTAGAAGAGCTGAAAATATCCTGTTCAATTTTGCTGTTGGTTGTGTTTGCATATGCAAGGTGAAGCTGTACTCGAATAGGCTCACCCCGTCTATCAACACAAGCTTTGTGAATAAGCTTATAGGTAGAGTTCTGTTCCGCGTCGTAGCCTTCCTCAACCCATACTTCACCAGGCCCATAATAAGCCCCGTTCTCTTCTGCAGCTTTTTCCAGATTATGCAAAGTTCTGTAACATTCGCTCATAACATGATTATAAGTATCAATGCATACATTTACCCTGCCGTTAAGCCTGTTTACAGCTTCATACAAAGAAGAACCTTCCACAACAGAGGATTCATAAGGCATTGGTGGGATAGGTGGCATAGGCGGCGGGCAGAACATAGGGAAATCCGGGCCACAAGGATTGGGCTTAGGCGGTGGGCAATCGGGTACACAAGGATTACATTTATTAAAATTATCGTTCATCAATAAACCCCCATAAATAATGGTTCTAATTCCTCAATAATCTGCATATCAATATTTACTATTGTTTTACGGTAATTGAGGATGAGTTGTGCGGGGCTTACACCCCTTCTGCCTTTTGTGTTAGTTATAGTGTCGGCGTTTTCAACGGATTCATTTCTTTCCTTTTTACTCTGTTCAATATTTTCGTCTCTATTACGGTTCGTTTGATTGTCATACTTTTCATTTTCTTTTGTAGTTGTGTCTTCCGTTTCTTTATAATCTGTGTCCTTATTTGATTTACCGTTTTCGTGCCATACTTCATCTGTATTTACAGTTCCAGTATTACGCTTAGTTTGATCACGGTCAGTAGTACTTTCTACTTTTACAGTCCCAGTGTTATCTGTATCGGACTGCCCGTGTTCCTTAGTGGTAGAATTGGTGTTTTCACTACCATTTACATCTGTTTTTGTGGTCGCGTAACCCTTAGTTGTTTCAGTAACCGTTCCATCTGGCGCAATAGTCCTTGTGGTTTCATAACCAGCTTGTGGAATGTCACTGAAAACTTGCGTTTCGTTACTTGTTTTCTTAGTCGTTCCCTCTGCTGTAGAATCTGTAATAGTTTTAGTGTGTAGATCGTTTGTTGTAAGTTGATCAAATTTCGTGTCTTCCGCAATTGTTTCAGTAAGATTATCAGTTCTTAATTGGTTACTTTCACCCTGCTTAGTGTAATCTGTTTTAATGCCCTCAACATGTGTTCCAGTTAATCCATATTCACGCCCGAAATCCTTATTATATGTTTCAACCTGTCCAATTTCTTCCCCGGTCTTTTGCCGCAATTTGCCGTCCTTTGTTGCGCTATTCTTTCTATCCTCTTTTACATTCTCTGTAAAATACTCTGTAGCAAGTGGGTCATACGCAATCAATGTTGACATATACATTTCATTGTAGTATGGCATTATTTCATTCATCTTACGTTTTAAAAAGAATGAAAATCTGTCGGCAGTTTCAAGCCCAATTTCTCTAAAATAATAGTGGTCAATAATCTTTCTATTTAAAACCTCTCTATGGTTTTCACTAAAGATTGGGTAATTATTTAACGGCAAAGGATAACCACTCTCTATCAGCTTGCCTAACTCAATGGTATATTTTGACATAACATCACCTTATATCCTTTGGCGTAACGGATGGTATTCACGTTCAACTAAACTCTCATCCGTTTCTGTACTTGTGGTGGTAGGCATATCGAGGTTCAAAGCGGAGAAGTCCTGACGGAAGTTTACCTCAATATTAGTGCCGAACATTTTGTTAATTTTCTTAGCCGCTTCACGTCTGCTATTCAGCATAACATATCTGTGCGCCTGAATACTACCTAAATTACTAACAACCTCATCTGTAACAAGTCTTTCCCTTTTTTCTGTGTTACTGTTTTCTACACCAAAAATAGTCATTGCTTCATTCCAAATTTGTTTCTTTAGAACATTAAGCTTGTCAGCTACAAACGGCGCACCAGTTCCTACGCTTTTAATGTTGTTAAGATCAAAATTACGCACCCCAAAAATAACAGGCTCATTACCGTCATAATCCTTATATAAATTTTTAAGTGTTAAACGTTGTTCTTCATCACACGCAATAAATATAGGGGTTTTTTGGGCTTTAACATTTACGTCTATAGAACGCTCAATTTCATACAAGCGTCTTGCGTATAGCAAAATGGTAAGCATTGACGGGGTGTGTAAATAGTTGTTATAAATCAGAACACTATTTGACGGGTTCAATTCTCTCTGATAACCGTTGTTCGCATAGGCTCTGCGCATTGTAGGAATACGGTAAACATCCAACGGCCCACCTACCATAACAGTCAATGCAAGATCACCTATTGTTTCATCGTTGAAATATACAGCTGTTCCGTATTCGCACAGCGTTAGTTCAAGAAATCTTTCACTGACTGTTTCAGGCAGGTTTACCCATTCAAACATGTTTATCGCTATTTCTTGTAGCCGGTAATAATAATCCATGAATGTATCATTATTTAATTTTTGCGTTTTAAACTTACCACCGGGCGGAGCAAGTAATGGATTGAATTTTTTAGGTTCCATTTAATCCTCCTTATTTAGCTTCATTTGTCACACTATAATCTCCAACGGCGTCAACGTGCCACAACCTAATTCCTTCTGAAAAGATAGATTTTATTTTATCCATTGCAGCAACGGGCATTCCTTTTTGAGAAACAGGGAAAATTGCTGGGTCTTGCAGCTGTAAATAATTCCAGCTTACACGGGTATCAACATTCGGTTGCTTTAGCTGGTTTACTGCATATCCATACATATCAAAAAACTGGTCTATGCGTTCTGCTTCTTCTATTGTTGGCACTATTCTACGCAGTTCATACCCATATAACCCCATAGCAAACATTTGTGAAGGCTGAGGGACATTAGAAGCCGAACCATGTCCGGGGGATGAAAGAATATTGGTTCCTAATTTTGCAATTTGCCCACCAACATTGCGAACCCCGCCTAACGCTTCAAATCCTTCTTGTGCAGCACCAGCTAAAACAGATTTGTTAAGTGCGCTGCGTCTCATCATTTCAATCCCAGTAGTCGGAACTCCTGTGGCTTTTGCGGCTGAATAAGACTGCGTCCATTGTTCATATGCGCCAGCTGCCGTAGAAAGTCCACCAGCTATTGCAGGTGCAGCAGCCATTATGCCAACACCTGCAGCTGCAGCTACAATCCCCATAGCTGTTACAGCACCGCCTATTTTTGCACTTCCATAAGCTGTAGGATTATACATACATTCTACACGGCAAGTATAATTTACGCCATAATAATAGTTTTCATCTAATCCCTTATATTTAGGAATTAAAACCGCCTGCAGTCCATCATATGTAATATAGCTTATAACTCCCTGCACATAATTACCGGATGACGTGTACCCACTTGCAAGGTATTCCGGAATATATTCCATAGTTTCGCCTGTGTCAGAGTAACATTTAATTTTGGTAAAAAGAGATGAAGCTAATTTTTTATTTCTTATCGTATGAACGCCATATGTGCCATAATTAAATTGTGTGGGACGAATCAAAAGAGAACTTGTAAATTCTTTCCTTATTGGGTTTATAGAAGGTGTCATTGCTGTTGGTGTCATAAACACCCCAACAATTGAACCAGAACCACCAGTTAAACCACATAAGCTTATAAAAGAAGCTGCTTCCTCAATGCTTTTAAGTGTAGCAGGATAGCTTTTATAAAAGCACCCATTATAAATACCCCCAAACAAGTTAGGTGGTGAACATTGTGTAATAATTTGTTCAAGACCTGTTGTTGGCGCTACACAAATATGAAGTGTCGGAGATGGATTATCAATAATTTTTATGCGCTCTTTTTCTCCTTCTGTTTCAGCGCAAGCCGAAACGGGTTCAGGTTGTAGGTTAGCAAAATAATCATCCTCTGCTGCGCTTGCGTGTTCACGGATTACAAAGCACGGTTTAAACTGGAAATCAAACATATATGTTTGAAGGTAGTCTATTTCATATTCTATTTCCGTGTTATTCGGGTTAACATAATTCAAACTCTTTACAAAGCAATAATAAGTCTTTCCATGCGATGGGTAATTATTGTTGAATGAAATATAATTACAATTTGCAATTGTGTCCATTTCAACATTTACCCTAATTGTAGAAGCTCTACGGGGGCCACCAACCGATGAATCTATTCTTTGATAGGAATTAGACGGTATTGTTTTAATTGCTTTCCCGTTAAAGAAAGCTACCTGTTCACTTAGGGACGCAAACCACCTTGTATCTGTATAGCTTGAATCCAACGGCACACCGCTATATAGCTTTACTATCATATTTCTAAAGTCGCTATCAGCCATACAACCTCCTATTATGGAAGGGGTGTTTCCACCCCCTCCATTTTTAGAATATTTTAGCCAGTTACTTTGACAGTCGCACTACCGCTCTTAGTGTTATCCACGATAGAAGTTGCAGTGATGGTCAACTGCGTACTTGTTTCCCCTGCGCCAACAGTGAGTAGTCCACCAGAAGTAATGCTTGAAGCAGTACCTCCGGTCACACTCCAAATCACACCGTTAGGAGCGGGCATTACTGTTTTCACAACTGCGGTAAACTGTGCGCTACTCCCCTTTGCGACATTCTGAGTAGCGGGCGATACAGTTACGCTTTCAATCGGAGAAACTACCCCAGTCACATTAACGTTTGCCGTCTTGCTAACCTCAGGATTATAAATCGAGGTTGCCTTAACCACCAGAGAACTGTTCATTTCATCCGGGGCAATAAGCAGTTTACCAGTCCAATCAATTTGAGACTTTACAGGCTGTGCGCCGCTTACAGTCCAGATCACACCCTGCGGGACAATACCTTCACCGGTACATACGGCTGTAAACTGCTGAACACCAGCAATAGGAACATTGGCAGTAGTCGGGGTGATGGTAACGCCAGTTACGCTGTTATCCTGAGTGGTAAACAAAATTGCATTAGAGAACGGAGAGGTAGAGAACGTTTTCCACACATGATAGAAATAGTTCCAATAAAGCCCCTCACCGTTGTAGTTCTCAGTGAAGGAAAGGAAATTATCAAACACCATGAACCAATCAGCGTCAACCAGAGCAGCAACAGCACCAGTCAGTTCACCGAAATTATCAATCAACACACGCTGCCCCATGAATTCGGCTTTACTCATATTGAACGCAGACGCCAAAACCTCAACATCAATAATTGCGTCAAATCCTGCGTCCATAATAAGAATCTGATTATTCTTACTACTATGCGTTAACACACCCATAGCGTTATAAGTGGAACTCATAAATTCCAGCTTATTGGAATAACTCTTGATAGTGCTTACAATTTCCTTTGCGTTAGCGGCTGTAGCGGCAGGGATCGTAACAGGGTAAATCTTTCCTTCATTGGCTGCGTCAACAATCAACTGCTTCATGGTCAAGAACTCATCGAATTCAGAAGCGGTATACATGCTGTCAACAATGCGGGCAATAAGATCGCTAATACCTTCTGCACTCAAAAATGCCTGACGCAACTGATCATTAGAGATAGTCGCTTTATAGAAGTTCTGCAAGTTCATCTTGTGGAACACGGCAGATACATCAGGAATTTCGCGCTTGTAAACAGTCTTTTCAGCAAGGATAGGATCAAAGGGATGTGCTTTTGCAATGTTCACAAACACTTCTTCAATCGTCTCGCCATATTCAAGCATACCCTTTTTGAAACGACGCAGAGGGTTTTCATAAGATTTAGAAGTAATGATTACCTTAGCAATACGATTTACCAGAGCGTTCAAAAATTCGTTCTGCGTACTCTGGTATTGCATCATTGCATTTCCAATATCACGAATATTATCCTGAGTAGCTACGGGAATTCTTTCCTGATATGTGGCGCTTGCGCTATTGCGAATAGCATTAAGAACATTAACGCCATCATATTTAAAGTTTGAAGTTTTCGGTCTAACGGGCATTTTTTAATCCTCCATTATTTATAGTCTCCCTCTCTGTCGGAAAACAGATCGGCGAATGTGACGCTTTCTGCGTCAGTGTCTTTTTTGATATCCTTATCGTTTTCTTTCTTTACTTCTTCAATTCCACCAAAAAACCTATCCCTATATTTTCTAACCATATCATCATATTTAACGCTCCATCGAACGCCGTCACTTGCCATAACATCAGAATCGGTATAAGCATTAGCAGGGGTTTCGGCATTAGTAAGCCGTTCTTCTATACCGCTCTGAATTTCTGCTAAAGAATTCATAATCTCTTCATTATCGCCAGATAATTCAGAAATATGCTTTAGCTTTTCTCTCAGTTCTTCTACGCTTAGCATTCTTATCTCTCCTTAATTAAAAGTTTTTGACCGACACTAATTATATTCGGATTCTTAATTCCGTTATCTTTAGCAATTTCTGGATATAATGTACCCGTGCCATAAAATTTCTTAGAAATGCTCCACAAAGAATCACCCCTCTGCACAGTGTAATATCTATCAGGGGTTTTTGGTGGACATTTTTCATATTCGATATAGGGCAGCTTTAGCCAGTGCGTCCATTTCCTTCTATTTAAATTAGTCTTTACAACACCGTCACCATAATACCCTAACGTGCATTCAATTACTTTTCCACCACCAATGTAAACACCAACATGACCGGGCATGTAAACAATAATTCCGGGTTCTTCTGGAATTGTACGAATAGGGCCTTTTTCGTAAGCTACAGAAAACATACCTGCAGTGTTAATATCTTTCTTAGCTTCATATTTAGGAGTATTGTACCCACCAAAATAATAAGCCTTAATTAACCCGCAGCAATCACATCCATACGCTTTCCCAATTTTTGAACGAATAAATTTAATTCTTTCTGGTTTATATCTACTCGCCCATTGTCTGGTGTTTCTATTTACAAAATCTTCTGTAATTGAATTCATCATCCCTCCCCACATATAAATGGTAGGTTCATTGAGTGCGTGTTCTGCAAATTCAGCTAACCCTTTAGCGGTGTAAGCCACTTCTTTCACCCCCTATTACGCTATAAAGTGTGGCAATTGCTTTAGTGTTTTCTTCAACACTTTGCTTTAATTGGGTTAATAACTTTGATTGATCGTACACCAATTTAGAGAGATATTTGCCCATAATGTAACACACTGCAATAGGAAAACCAACAGCGTTTACAATTTGAACAAACGCAGAACTGTCCATAGTACCTCCTTTCTATAATGACATTTTTATTATGTCATTACACATATTTTTTATTTGTACTGATTCAAACCTAACTAAGCCAAGTCCATAATTTTTTATAAATCTTTGCATTAAAATTGACTTACTCGATTTAAGCAGCATAGTGTTTGGTGTATGATCACTCATTGTCACAGAATAAATTACTTTACTCGACGGGTCAATATCTTTAGAAACAAATTGAAGTCCTTCATTGTAATCTGTCCAAACACCATACTTTTCGCCCTTATAAATCATACCGAATGTGAAATCTGCACCCGGTGTCTTTTTCATGATGAAGTTATTATCATCACGCAAGAACTGATTTTTTATTGCATAATTTCCATACGGGGTATCTTTTATTAAATTTGCAAACCTTGTCTTACTCATCATTTCTTCATAGTCTGATTCCTCTACCATTTCAAGTAGTATGTCATTTTGTGCTTTTATATTGCTGCCATATGGTAGTGAAAGATTGAAATAAATAAAATATGGGTTTGTTATGGTCAATGCATTACTTAAGAAAAATACCCTAACATCACGGGATCTTGCTACAGTTGAATATAATTCAAGAAAATTAGTGACCTCATCCGGGATATATCTATGAAACCCTTTATCAAGAATAAATTCATCAAAGATAATTTTTGTGACGTTTGGGTATGGCGTTGATTTTTCAATCTTTGCTGTGGATAAAGCTATAGCTGTTCCTGCTACTTGATCGTTAATTAAAAAATTGGGAGGAGAAACTTTAAATTCTACATCGGGAAATTCATCTTTAATATCGTCAAAAAATTTTTTAATCTTTTTTAGTTCATCCTTATAACGACGTACATATACAAATTGATTTCCCGTTTTTAAGTAATCCTTTATTGCCCATCGTTTAGCACCGTAAGTTTTACCTACACCACGGGCACCCACTATAAAATTAAATAAACAGTTGTAAGATAATGACCTATTTATATCCCAATACATTTTGTTCTCCTATACAAGAAGGTCATAAGCGTAGCTGTATTGGGCACAACCCCTTAAGTTTCCGGGCGGCCTGTTTCATCCGTAGTGATCCCGAACAACCATAAAGCTTTAAACGCCTATGACCTCCTATGGTGATTTTATCATATTTTTTTATACTTGTCAATACTTTTTGAAAAAATTTATTATCATTCCCTAAGGGTGTGTGGGGATTCCTGCAGCACGATCCCACCGGGCGTGTGGGTTATTTTTAACTTACCCGGAAATTCGTTCCCTGTGTGAAAGTTATCCCATGTAACGTATTTGTGACATGAAGATGGCATTCCTGCACAAGTGATTTTCAACACGCCGTCAATTTCTTCTATATAGCTTTTCTGCCTTAAGAATCTTGCCCTTGTAAAAGTGCTTTCATGTTTCCATGCGCCTAAATCAATTGGGGATATATCCAACCCTTTAGGCTCTTCTGTTCCTATTAAATGTAAGCTATCTGTATCAGCATAAACAAACCGATCATAAACGGCTTGCGCTGATCTTATTGTTTTATTTCTTGCCCACGCTGTTATAAAAGCACCCATAGGTATATACACCGGCTCTCTATCTTCCTCTAATCCAACTGCGTAATGCACTATCCCGTCATCACCTAAATATGGATATTTACTTCTACCTACGGGGTTTGTTGCAAACTTTCCATACAAGCTATTAAGCATTAACTTTGCAATAGTTCTTAATGCCCCGTTACCTTCCTTTGTCGCTTCCACCTTAACGCTATTCCATTTATCTATATAATCTTTAAACATACCTTTTTTACTTCTAAATTTCCACCCACTATAATACTCTATATCCCATACGTCGTACTGATCAAAGAATAACTTTAGATCAACTGAGGTCATACACATAGTTATTATATCGCCACCAGAAGAAGTAAGATATTCTACGGGGTTAAATGAGAGATTGTTTTTAAGCTGAATCGTTGGTATGTGATTTTCTTTCAATCTAAATTGACAGGATAACATTTGAACATAAAGGTTATAGTTGTTATCTTCCTCATACTTGCCCTCAAAAAATATCCCCTCTCCATACGGCAGTTCATTATAGTACATAACAGAGGGATATAGACTATTTACGTCAAGAACTATTCCCTCTCCTATATCTTTCTCTTTGTACTTCGGGTTTAAATAGGTAAAGCCCCCTCTGTAGCTTTGTCTTATATCAGAATCATAAAAGGGTTTGGGGTAAAGCCTTTCAAATGTTTTCTTCCCCACTATTTCTTTGTATTCATTCAGAGCATTTGCTCCCGTTGTCATTTTCTTTAGATTTTGTTTGAAAAGAATTTCAAGAGCAAGTGCAACAATTGTCACGTCGTTTTTAATGTAAGCTATTTCTTGTTCAGTTAATTCGTGACCTATTTCTCTATATTCTGTATAGTCAATTTCAAGTTTAATTATAGGAAGCTTGAAAGCTTTTGCTATAGCGGCTACACTTAATGGCAGCACCTTTAATGAATCCAAAATTTTTACCTTCTTCCAGCGCTTTCCTTTCTGATAAAAATAAATCTCAATTGAATAAAACTCCCCATGATCACTAATTAAAGTAGAGAATGTGCGGGGCTGTTTATCCTCACTATCTTTTATCAATTTATAGCCATTCCTAAAAAGCCAATTCAATATGAACTCCCCATCAAATTTGAGGTTGTGAAAATAGAGGGTCAAAGGCTGATCATAATTTTCGCACCACTCTATTAAATCATCAATTGAGTTACCCCATAAAAAATTATCTGTGTTCCCAACCTCACATAAGGCATAGGCCCATACCCTACAATCGTCCTTCTGTGTGGTTGTCTCGAAGTCCGCCGTAAATATCATACATATAAATTACTCTCCTATTTTACTACGAACATATTCGCTTAACTCAGGATCATTATAAGCTGCTAAAGATTCTTCTATAAAGTTTAATGCCTTAACCCTTTGGTTAGGGCCTGCTGCAGCATTATATTTTTCAACCAATCTACGGCCCACATCTTTTCCACTATAATAACCCTCAGCCATTTCTGCTTCATCTAAATGCTCCAACATTGAATCAACATTGTATTTTGCTTCCGCAGGATTGTATACAAAACCTATTGTTAGAATCGGGTCTATATCGTAATAATCTTGATACAACATTAGAGGGGTTTTTGAGATTCTTTTGTATAGTTTTTTAGCTGTTACCCCTCCTTCTTCACCGAATACACTTTCTATTGCTCTGAGAAAGTTTCTCTTGTATATCCTTTCTCTTTCCTCATCACTTCTACCCAAAGCTAACCTCTCTACGGAAGAAGCGTATTCTTGCCAATGCTTTTTACCTATAACCTCAGCCCTATTTTTACGGGGCTTTAATGCGTTATCCCTTAAAGTACCCATCGTACCCGTGTATGTACTCGCTCTATTTCTCGCCCTTAATTTATCACGTTCTTTGTTTGCCTGTTCTATTCCCCTGCGAATTTCATCCATCTGATAGTTTGTGGTTATAACGCCACTTTCAGTCATGTATATATCCTCTGCCCCTTCCTCGAGATATCTACTGAGGGCTGCAAGCTTATATTCAAGTGCTTCCTGTGTTTTGCCTTTTAAATCCGCAACAATTTCTCTTGTCGTAGGAACTTCCGGTTGATACCCTGCTATTTCTGGCCTTTCTCTTTGAACCTTTTTTCTTTTCTCTGAAAACCTTCTTACAGCCTTCTTTATTCTTTCTCTATCCGCTTCACTTAATTTGTAAGACCTTGAAGGGTCGTAATCATTTCTTCTCATAGATAAAACCCCCTGCAAATGCCAATTGTGACGGCTCTGTTATTGTCTTGATCGGACCACCGGCAATACCAGCGGGGGTATACTCTATCAAAAAACCTGTCTTCTCTATGCGTCGGTATAAATTTATATCTGCAATATACTTAAGATCGACCGAAATTTTTACACGCCTTGAAAGAGCCTCGTTTACCTCACATCTATTAGATAGGTAATTATCTAAAAATTTTCTAACCCTAATTGCTGTTGAAAAAAAATAGGTTATGCCGTCCACTTTTGCAGTAAACATTTTTGCCTGAGAACTCACCTTGTACCTCCTGATATAAATAGAGGGCCAGTTCCCCAGCCCTCTTTTTATTTTGTAGAATTTATTTCTTAAAATCAACCGTAAAAGTAAGCAATCTCTTGTTACCCTTACCAACCTGCTTCACAGCGAGGGGCAGGGGCGGCTCCCATGTAGGAGTTCCGAAAACGCCCATTAACTTTTTGAACGCAGAGAACACACCCAAAGATACGGCCTGATAACCAATGCCCTTATCGTCGATAACCACAATGCGGGGGCATTTCGTGACCTCTCCGGTGTCTTCATTCTTGCAGTCTACGATCTCGCAAAACAGATCCTTTGCCATGATCGTGGTATTCACGCAATCTGAGAGACGCTTTTCAGGGTTATTCATTGCCGCAAACAACTTTGCCTTTTCTTCCGGTGTGTTTGCCTTAAGGCTGCAGAAGCTACTCTGCGCTGCGGTCAGGTCAGCAATCATATTTTCATTTTCGTTTACGTTCATAATTTCGTTATTCATATTTTTATCCTTTCTTATTCAGTAACGATTTCTGCGTTCTCAATGAACTTCTCTACGCTCATCATATAAAGCTGATCATCATAGTGCATATCAATGATAACGTACTGGTTATCTTTGCCATACTGTTTTTGCACTTCCTTCATGGCCTGCTTTGCGTCGATCTTTCCCGACACAATAAACAAGTTAAGTTCTTCTGTGTGAATCTGGCCGTTTTCACTGTAGACCTTTGCGGGCGAAATCATAGTAGTGTAAAATCGTCTTGTAACTTTTTTCATTATTTTTCCTCTTTTCTTAATATTAAAAAGACTGCCCGTCAATACCCTCCCTTCCCGGGCATATTGTCTTCTCTACCTTGTTCTGCTATTTTTTCAAGTGCTACCGCTATACGTTTTAATACGTCAAGAATTGCTACAATATCAACGAAACTCATTTGTGCTTCCTCCTTAAGTAATCCATTAAGCATTCAAGGGTTACACCAAAACCGATTATAGAGAAAATCATATATAAAACGAACACCCAAACCGGCATGCTGATCATGTCATATCACCGTCCCATACATAGTCGTAATATAGCGGAGCATTCATACCGCCATAGTGTAAGAAATCATCTACAAAATCTTGTTCGCAACTGTCATTTTTTACAATATCAACCTTGCGACCCTCATAGTGAACATGGCAGCCCGTTTTTGCTGCTGCATATAAGTGTTCATAAGTGACAGGCGCGTCTACAAATTTATAAACGAAATAATCAACCCATAACGGCTTAGCTAATAACAAAGAATTGGAGGGGTATACATTTGCTTTCACCCTTGAATAGAAAACACAATCCTTTTCATGTTCTACGTTTTTTAGTTTCATCAATGCGTCACCGTTCTCATATTTTAGAACGTAAACATTTGGGCCGCAATCAATGGTTCTGTATTCCATATCTTTTCCTTTCTGCCTACCATCATCAGGCTCCGGGCGGCACCCCGGAACGACGGGTGTTTCCACCCGTTTCGGTTAGTTTTCAGTTTCCTCGATTTCGTTAACACTCACAAGCTTAGCATACTTCATAAACTCATCAATAGGAATTGAGTAGACATTTGCGGTCTTCTGAATATCCCGAATGATATACTGGTTATCTTTTCCGTACGTTGCTCTTACAATTTTAAGGGCCTGAGCGTTGTTTATGTCATCGTTGATATCGACATACGGGAAGGCTTGCGTTTTGATCTCCCCTTTTTCCATGGTAACAGAGGAAGCATAAATGCGAGAAGTGATGATCGTGCGGTTAATGGTTTTCATATCTTTTCCTTTCTGAGCTATCATCTTCAGTGCAAGGCGCTCATTCCTTACAGACGGCGTTACTGCCGTTTCGAATTTTATTGAAGCTTTTCAGACATAAGCATGATTGCATACATAACATCACCTAAGCATTCCTTTGCGTTTTTGTTCATACCGTCTGCAGCTGCCGCAGCGTAACAACGTAACCTATAAAATAGATCGTTAAATGGTGTAGGAATTTCGTTTCTGTTCTCATACAAAAAGTTCCACAGGGCTTCATATTCTTTTTTCTCGATCATGCCTTTTCATTCCTTTCCTGTGCGCTTTTCGCACACAATAGAGGGCCGGTTCCTTTCTTAGTCTATATAGTCATCGAATTTTTCAACTAAGTTGCTGCACTTTAATACGTGAGATTTCAAGCGCTCATAATCGGCACGGGCCGCAGAGGTATCACCCTTTAATATTTGCTTTATAGCGGAATCCGTTCCGTTTGCAAGTTCCTTTACCGGTACAATCTGACGGATTTCAATTTCTAAGCGGATCAAGTTTAGCAGTTGTTCATCTCTTGTCATAGCGTCACCGCACCGGCCCTCTATTCTATGCGAAATTTATTAAGTTGTCAAAGTTCGGCGGGCGGTTGCTGAGTTGCCACCAACTCCCGGCTCTCTCAGCCGGTGGTTCTTTCCTCTTCCTGATTATATCTTACCACAACCCCGCCAGAAAGTAGTTACAAAATAGTTACAAAAAGGGTTACAATAAAATTACACACTGTTAAAAATTTAACAATTTGTTTATTTCTTTAGCGAATTAAAGTTTCGTGTGAATTTTTTAACAATCTGCCCGAACTCGAACAAGCGTTTGGGGAAGTTTACATAACACCCAAAAAACACTGTACCC